GTTATTTTTCATAATAGATATTTTTTCAATAACTCTTTTCGATGTTCGATTCCGTTCAAACCTCCATTAATCTTTTTAGTTATTCCTACAATATCGTTTTTATCAGCTAATTTATTCAATCCTTTTAAATTCCAGAACCATAATGCACTAATCATTGCGTTTGGCTCTTCTAATAATAAATCAGGATTTTTTAAACAATCTAAATCAGTATCGTTTGCTAATCTAAAATAGTTTTCTTTGCCTGTAATTTGAATAAATCCACGACCTCTATATTTCCAGCCCTCACCACTTGCTTCGTTTCCATTTCCATTTTGATCTGCATAAACAAAATTTGCAATTCTATCAGGGTGTCCAATTAAAAACAATACCTTTTCTTTTTCTTTAGGACTTAGCCATTTGTCTCTATTAACATCAAAATCCGATTTAAAAATTTCTAACATTCTTTTTACACTATAATTCAAACTCTCACTAATTGGTTTTAATCCGCTTTCGTGTTCTATTTGAGCCATAAAATGAGCAATTCTTAACCGAGTGTTAAGTCCATGTTTTTTAAATAAAGTTTTGTATTTTTCTTGCAGTTTCATAATTCGTCTTTTGGTTGTAAAAATTCGTTATGCCATTTTTTATAAAAGTTAGCGTTTTTCTTTTCTAATAATTCCTGCTCTAATATTTCACTCCTTGTCTTACTGTCTCTTATATAGGTTCTTAGCTTATAATAAGCAAAAAACACCCCTATCAAGGTTAATAAGAACTGCACAAAATTAGTAGCGTTTGATAAATAAAACTCCCCAAATGTAAGCTTTTTAACAACGTCAATTAACGTAAAAGAGTATAAACAATAGAAACTATAATTTAGTGTGTTGTATAGCCATTTTATTATATGCATAATCAAAGATTTGGGAGGTAATAATTAACAAATATAAGAAAAAATAAAGTTGCTCGTTTAGCAATTCGTAAACACTGTTTAGAAAAATAATAGCAATTATACATCTTATCAGATAAATGTTATCTCTTGTGGGTAAAAAGAAATAATGTAATAATGAAACTGCGCATAAAAAAGTATCAATTAAATCGAATGTAAAATAATTATCACTATAAAATTGAGTATTTTTTAAGAACAAAAAACAAAATACCCAATTACCTACTATGATAATAGGTAAGTAATTGAGTATTTTATCAATAGTTTTCATTATGTTTTCTTAGGTTTTGGAAGTCCTACGCTATCAATTTCTGAAGCCGAAACAAAAGCCTGCGGTGTGTTTGGTTTATTTTTATCCGATGCTAAATAACCAATTAATACCAATCCAATAGCTAAAAGTAATTGACTCCCTGATTTATCTGTAAAAGCTCCGTTATTATAAGCTTGGATTAAGGCGTCAATCAGTAAAGGTAGCCCTGTAATTAATCCCGCCAAAGTTGTTTTTAAGTTTTTCATGTGTTTATTTAATTTAATTTATTATAAAATTGTCTTGTTTCCAAATCAAAGTATGGATTTTCCATTTCTCCATCTTTTTCAGTTCGCAATTGCTCTATTGCTATTTCATTTTCTTGCAAATTACTAATATCAGAAGTAGCATATAATTCTTTGCCCTCTTTATTTAAAATTGTGTATATCATAATTAATTTGTTATTTCAAAAGATTTTTGAGTTGCTGAGTCCCCTGTATTTGATAAAGTTGCTGTTGTTATTATATAATAAGGATTAGAAACTTCGTATGCCGTACTATCCATTGTTCCACTTGTTGCTGTAATATCATTAACCATGTTAGTAACCGTAAAACCTAATCCATATATATATCCAGCGTAAATATTATAACTTCGTCTTATCTTAATATATACATTTGTAGATGTGGCCGTGTATCTTGCAATCTGAACCGCCCCTGTTAAAGTATTAGATGTGTTTACATAAATTCTAATATTTAAAGCTCCAAGAGTACCGCCTTTAACTACTAAAAATTCAGGAACTTTAAAATTACCAGTTGATGAAAAAGTATTGGCTGGCATTAAATAACTTTTTAATATAGTTTCTGATAAAGTCCCTGTTACAGTTGTTGATGGAATGTTATCTATTACAAAGCTTCTCGTTACATTAGCCAATGCATCAAAAACAGCATCTTCGCTCGGTGACTTATCAGTTACTCCGTTTGTGATTGTTTGAGAGATAATAGGTATAGTTCCTGTTACGTCTGGAAGAGTAAAAGTTCTACTTTCTGTTAAATTAGCATTATTAAAAGTACCTGATATCGTAGGCGATTTGTAAGTTACAAAACCTGAATTTTGCATTAAAAATTGAATTTCTTCAAATTGATTAACAAATAGATATCTGTTTAAGATATTAGAGATTTCCCCGTAACCATCTTTGTCCGAATTGTTTAACAACAATGTTGACGATTGTAAAAATACATTGTCTGCAAATGTTTTTTCGCCATATATTGTTTGATTACCCGTTAAATTAACAGTTTCATCCGTAGTAGCTAAAGTATAAGTTCCTGCTACTGTTTTTGCGGGGAAGTTTAGAGTTGTAGTAGCTAATGGGTCTTCTATATATATAGATGTCGAATTGCTGCCTAAAGATTTCATTTGTTTTGAAATACTTAAATTTCCATCTTCTATAACAACTCCAGAAATAGAAACTTCATTAGAGCCCTCCATCTCGACACTATCATTAAAAATTGACAATTTAGAATAATTACCTACTGAATCTTCTATATTTAATCTTACTTCTCTATCGTAAGCAGTCCCGCCAAGTATAGTAGCATAACTACTTCCTCCGTCAACTTCTGCATAACCTCCAACATTAATAACTTTCTGCAAATCAATAGTATTAACCGCATCAACTGTTGGGTATTTAGTCCCTGTACCGTCAGGTGTTAAGTTGTTTTGTTTGTTTTCTATGTTTTCTTTACTCGCTCCTGAATCTACTTTATCTTTACGAATCTTTTTACTTGTACCTTGTGCGCTTTCTGTTGTGTCAGACACGTCAACTATATACAAAAAGTCATTGTCAGCAGGTGTAGTTAATTCCGTTAAATCTGTTAATTTTTTATTTGCCATTTTTTTAATTTAATAAGAAATTACTATCTTGTAATAAAAATCTATCTTCGTTTTGATATAAGAAATAGAAAGGTTCGTCCGTTCCTAAATCTATAAAGCCAACGTCCGTAGGATTTTCTATGAAATACGCACTACTTTCTTCTTGTCCTGTAAAATCAATTTTAATACCGTTTAAATCTCCTTTTCCTGAGCCAGTATTATAGCTTACATTTCCCGCACTTAATCCGTTATACAAGCCAAAAATACGGTATAATCCGTTCCTATCTTTAAATAACAATCTAAATTCCAAGCTCGCTAATTCTTTCGTGTCTTTTGTACTTGAATTAGGAAAAGTTAAGGAAATACTTTGATTGTAAAACTTCCCTCCCTCGTTTTGTTCCATTGTTTCCGATGGCGAAGGATTTTGTACGCTATTAAATTCATATATAAATGTCTCAGGAAAAGAAACTAAGTAATTACCGTTAGTAACTATTTGGCTTCTACTGTATTTTTTATACTTTAAAAGCCAAATCTGAGTTACCCCAGAAATAGAATCCTTACATTTTCGATTAAAACCATTTACAATTTCCATCCTACATTCAAATTCATTCCCTTAATAGCATTAACCTCGTCCTGATAACATTTGTATTCCGTTAACGGGTTCTTACAAATCCATTTATTAAAACGATGTACATACATTTGAGCTAAACTTTTATATTTCCCTGCTAAAAATTGCACTTCTTGCTTATCAACTACTTCTATTTTATCGCCTGTATGCTTATATACCCCTCCGTTATCAACCATATAGGAGGCTATCTCTATATATTGTGCTACTGATTCATTTTTTACAATTGGCTTAATAAAATCAGTATATAATTCTAAATATAAACCGCTTAACGCATTGTCTGTTTTGTCAGCAATAATCTTGTCATATAACTCGCTTCCAAGTAATGGCTCAATAGTTGTTAATTGCACATTAGCAATACAAAATAAAAACTTATCTGTATCTGTATTTCCACTCAATATAGTTGAGCTTGTCATTTCTTGCGGGGTAATAAAAAGTAATTCAGCCATTATTGAAATCTTTTATTAGTTGGTAAAAATCCATTATAAGGCATGTCTTTTGGCTCGGTATAAACTAACTTATTATTAGCCTCTGGAATAAATTTATTTTCTTTTCTTGTTTGAGCAGGAGTCACCTCTTCGGCTAAAGGGCTATTAACGTCTGGATTTTTACTTCTGTCTTTCTTTGCGTAAATTACTCTATACCATTTATGGTGACAATCTCCTCCTCCCTTATATAGCCAAATAGAATAAGTGTTCGCTCCCTCAGGACCCCATCCTGCATTTACCGACTTACTGCCCATTGCTATAATGTCTTCTTTTCGATATACCTTTGATGCACTTATCATTTTTTGGCAAAATTCTCTTTGTGGATTATTTGAGCCTTTATATTTATAACGTACTTTGTAAATGTCGCTATCTTGCGCACTTTTAGCGTTTGGGTTTGCAGTGCCTGTAGTGGCTAATTGCAAGTCTATCTTATCTTCTTCTTCATAGTCAACTTCTCTTTCGTCTATTAAATCCCACTCGTTTAAATCTTCATCTTCGCCTAATCCTAAAAAATCATCTAAATCATTCTTTTTTTTTTCGTCGTGAGAATGCATAGCTATAGATTTTTGCTCTGTCAATGGAACAAAATATAAGTCTAAATTGATGTTGTAAAAATTTAAAACTTCTTCCAATGCTTCAGTAATATATCTTTGTTTAGGTTGTATAACTCGTTTCATTAATTGAGCCTCTGCCTCGTCTAGTTCATTAGCATTGTTTCCCAAACCTCCATCTGACATAATGCCGAACAGTTTAGGACTTACCACTTTATGCCCTGTCATTATTTGTTGTCTGCTTTCGCCTGTCAAATACTCCCATTGCTTATGTTGAGCATCATTAACAGGAAATGGAATGATAGTTATTTCAGCATCTCTACCATTAAACGAAATCACAAAGTTCATTGCATTAGGCGAACCTGTTAACTTGCCTTTTATCTTGCGTTCTAATTCGTCTTTTTGTTCAGGTGTTAAAGTACCACCATCAGGAATGTTTATAATGTACCCAGCAGATAATCCTTTTTTAATTGAATTAATGTAAAAGTTAGCAAGCTCCTCTTCCATTTCAGCGTAAGGTAACGCGCTTAAGTAATCAGGGTCGGAAAAATAGTTTTTACCTGCCTTATATGGTTTAATGCAATAAATCTCTATATCTTCTTTTGAAGTTCCGAAAGCCGGGTAATAAGTAGGCGTGTATTTTTGTGGATTACTCCAATCTTTAGAATGCCAATACCCCTCGATTAACCCCTCCTCATTTTCCAAGCAAGGTACAACTTGTTGTTTGGGTATATGATAAATCGCTCCTAAACTTTTTTTGTCTTTTGCCTTTATAACTTGAAAAGAAGCCTCTCCGAACAATTCGAAATCAGAAATAATTTTTCGCAATTCTTTAGAACTAAATACAGACACTAAATTAATCCAAGCACTTGTATTTACATTTTTAGAACGCAAACCATTACCGTAAATTAAATTACAGTAAGAGTCTATAATTGCGCTATTAGTTGGCGAACCGTTAAACCTATCAATTACGTATTGATAAAATGAATTTTGTTTACCATTTAACACCCAATTTTTAGATTTATTTTCTTCTAATTTAGGTCGTACATAGTTGCTTAACTGCAGTAATCTTATATCGTTACTCATAAAAATAAAGGTCGTTTGTTGCTTTGAAATTTTGCGTATCTTGTGATGTCGCAAATATTTTATCCCTGTAAATTATCCCATTTGCATCGGTTATTTTTACTTGATATTTATCATTTTCGTTAAATGCAAAAGTAAAAGTAAGAGTCAATATACCGTTTTGAGTAACATAAATAGGTGTTACTAACGTTTCTATTTGAGTCGCTTCGTTATATAAGTACAAATCTAAAACCCCATCGGTATAATAACGTGGTATAATTGCAATTAAATGCTCTGTATCGTTTGGATTTACTACTTTCATATATTTTAAAACAAAAAAAACCTCTTTTTGTTACGAAAGAGGTTTAATTAAAACTAAAAAAAATGAAAAAATACAGTTACGGCAACAAAGCTAAAAATGCTGTCACGGTTGTGGCATCTAACTTAGGAGACAAAGCACCTGTAGTAGAAACGCCTGTAAGAGTGTATCCATTTAAATCTCCTTTTGCTCCTCCAGTAGATTGAACTACCGTAAAGTCTATTCCATCATCTGTTCCGATAGCGTGGAAAATTCCATTTCTATCTTTTACGACTGCCATAGGGAAGCCATAAGCTAATAAGTTCATTTCTGCCGAAGTAACAGCGTCGATTTTCTTTAAAACAACTGTAAGTGTTTGAGTGTTTAATGATGTTCCTGAATTTCTATCAGACACTAAAGACTCAGCTACATTGTTTCCATCTCCTTCAAGTTCATACTCAAAGACTGTTGTAAGGAGTGGATTAATCGCTGTTGCAACCCCTGCTGTAACTGTGAAAGGATTTTCGACAAAGTTAAAAAGATATAGTTTACCTAACCCTCCTAAACCTTGTTTACAAGCCTTATCACGTCCTGCTGTAATATCACAAGCCATATAATTATTTGTTTAAATTAAGGGCGATAACTAAACCGCCCTTGTTACTTATTTTAACTATGCGATAGGTCTTGCCCAAACAATCTCAGCACCGTTGTAATACCCAACACCTGCGTTGTAAACCATTGTACCGATAATTTTACCGTTAAGTAAAGTATCATCTTGGTCAATCATTCTAACCTCGTTATGGTCTGCAAGCAATCCAGTTGCAAAGATTAAGTTTTTAGGCTCAGCAATTACAATTGTAGAAGTTGGCAATCCGTTAATTTCTTCGATTGTATATTTACCAAATTTAGGTGCTGTATTTGCGTCTCCACCTAATCCATTAGCTACTCCTTTAGAAGCTAACCAAAATCCGTAAAACATATAAACATCAGGCGAAACTCCAATTTTCAAAGATTTTCTTCTGATATCTACAGGAATAGAACCTAAAGCAAGTTTCAATTGAGCCTCAACATTTGCCTCTGTAATGGCGTCTAAATCAACATCAACAACCGTTGCGTCGGCTAAAAATTGTTTAAGGAAACCATCGAATTCGTCTGCATTTGTAGCGTCACCATTCCAAATATTGTCGTCTAATTCTTCGGCTGTTTGTCCTAATTTTTCAACTAAGATTGCATCCATAATATCTTTTGGTGCGCTATCGTTGTGAGCACTTGCTCCCATAGACTCCTCGCTCCATTGCGCTCTGAAATCTTCTTTACAAACTTCGAAATCATCTTTAAATTTCTTAGGTTCTAAGACTTTTTCAGATAAAGTAATTGCACCAGCTGGAACGTGCCCGCAAGTGTATTCTCTTTTTCCTCCTGTTAATGCGATTTTACGCAAATTCAGTTTATAATTTACGTTAGGAAATACGGTAACAAATCCTTTTGAGATAGTATCCGCTTCCTTAAATGCTTGTCCAACAATTTCGCCTGCCTCTTTGCCTGCGTAGTTAGATGTTACTGTTACTGTAGTAGCCATATTTAGTTCTTGTTTTTATTTAATGTAAATGCTAATCTCTCTTGTTTTGTCATTTTTGAAAAGTCAATTTGAACAGGCGTGCCGTTAATTGGCTTGCTCGCTGGTTGTTTTGACAATTCAGTTAATTGACTTTGTAAATCTTCAATCTGTTTAGATTGTTCGCTGTATTTAATCAGAATTGATTTGATAGCGCTTTCGATTTCACTTGCAATTTTAGCATCATTTGAAACTTTACCGTCTCCTTCGTTCGCTAAGTCTTGCGCAGGTGCTGGCTCTACTGGTTCGCTAACTGGTTTAACAGAATCAACGATTCCCTCAGTTACTACAATCAATACCGTACCGTCTTCAAGTGGGTGTTCGCCTACAGGAACAGGAACTCTTGTCCCGTCCTCAGCAGTTACCCAACATGATTTACCAGCTTCTAAAACGTCTCCCTCAAATTCAATCTTAACGCTTCCATCCATTAGCATAACTTCACCTAATTGTATTTCGGTTTTTGCAGGACTGAAAGCAAGTAAAATTTTCTCTAAAAGAGAGTTTGTTTTTGCTTGTTCACTCATATTTATATTTGATTTTAAATTTACTTCTTCTAAACTAAGCATCGCATCAATACTAAAACCTTGTACTTTGCCAGTCTTAACATAATCATTCCAA